GCTGTGTTTAGGAAACCCTGTGATAGTTTTATGGCACCAATGGCCGCGGCCGCTCCAATAACAATGTTTCTCAACTTGTCAAAGGCTCTGCCTGCCTTGTGTGTATTACCTTCAACACGATTAAGGCTTTTTTGGACACTGCCGAAGGCCTTCTGTGTTTTATCTATGCCTTCTAATATTATTTGCTCTGTTGCCACCCTGTTTCCTCATCTCTCTGTCGTGTTCTGCTTTGCGAATTTGAAAGTATGCTAACCAAGTCTTATACTCGATTTGGGACATTTTCTGTAATTCTGCTATCGTGATTTTTAGATAGTCAGCTAGGGCAACTTGGTTAAAAAGATGCCTGTCCCCTGTTAGTTTTTTTCAATTTCCTCAACAGTGTCAGCATTGGCATTGTTAAGCACCGTAGCCACTTTGATAATAACCTGTGGATCCACTTCGTGTAAAAATCTTGCTTTGTCAGTTGGCTTGAACATTTTGTCACCGTTTTTATCCAAAGCCTTGCTAATGATACTTTCTACAAGTGCCTCTGCTGTTTTGTTTTGTTGTTGTAAAGACATAATCTTGTTTTCAACTGCCAAACTGGCTGTTGCTTTGTAGTATATGTCTAAACCCCAATCCTCGCTATGATATTTCATTAGGTCACCGCTCAATTTGTCGTTGAAGTGTCCTATGGCTATGTCAATAGCTGATTGTTTGTTTTTTCCCGAGTCAGTCATCGTTTTAATCTCCTGCTTTTAGTTTTAATATATCCTGTGATGGTCCTCACAGTGGGTTTTGTAATGCCTTTGGGAGCCTGACGACTCCAGCCTTGGTCTAAAAAAGGGATATATGGTGTGGCATTAGACACCTTAAAGCCCTTTGCTTGGTCTCGTTTTTTCCATTGGCTACGAGCATAACCAGAATCAACAGGTGTTAGTGATTTTGCTGTTTGATAAGTTTTCTCTTTAATATCTCGAATCAACCCTTGAACTTGGGTTTGTAGATCTTTGATACTCCTCGAGCTTTTCAAACGAACACTAATCATAAAACACCTGAATGATTATGATGCTGTGCCAATAGTTAAAGCACCAGATCCTTGAATAGTCACACTCGCTTCAACCATTCCATCAACTGATGATGTGATTGAAAAACTTGTCACTACACCTTTACCTGATAACTTTTGACTGCCAGTTTCCGCACCTGTTGGATACACTTCAAAGTCAGCATTAGCATAACCTGATGCATCAGCATCTGTGATCATATCTTCTGATACTGCTTCAAATAAGTCTACAGTTGCTGGATCAACATCATCATAGTAAATGTCAGCTGTCACTGTGAAAGTTGATAGTCCTGGTAAGTAATCTCTGAAACCTGATCCGCTCATAGTTGTCACTTCAACTGCATCCTGTGTGGATTCGATTGTGAAGTTTCTCATATTAGCAATAGCGGCTGGTGTTCCAGTTGGATTGATGAATCTAAATTCACCGTCGTGTCCTGAATAGATTGCCATTGTTAGTTCTCCTCGTTAATTGTGCCAAAGTCTGTGTTTACGGGATCGCCATCATTGAATGGTGAATCCACTTTTATTTCTGCTTCTACCTCGACCTTGGCTTTTTTAGGTTTCACAGTTTTAACCGCTCGGAGTGTGGCTTTCACTGAATCATCAGTGTAGCTCCAACCTTCATTGGCTGTTAATTCTTTTGCTTGTCTCCCACTTACTGATTGGGTTTGACCATCTTTAAAAATTTGTCTATATGCCATATTATAATGTTCCTCGTGTGTATTTATAACGAACTATATAAGTAATATCAACCCTTCCAATTGGAAATATTGAACCATCATCTGCTATCACATTGGTCACATAACTGTTCAAAGCCAATGAATTTCTTTTTCTATCTTCTTCTAGTTTTTCTTCAATGGCTTCAACCAATGTGTTTTTTTGTTCGTCTATTGAATTGTTCACTGTGGTTGCACTGGAATTGGCTCTCACATAACATTGTATTGTGTATTCTATTTCACCAAATCTTGTGGTGACCATAGCTTCATCAGTTCTTAATTCACTGGTTGTTCTTACCACTATGGCTGGAAATTGTGCAATTGATAAATCTGTGGGATTTATGGGATTCCTTGATACCAAAACAACTTTGGGAACTTCAATTCCTTGCAGTTGTTGGACTATGTTCTTGGCTATGTCATCTCTGATATTAGACATATTATCTTACCAATCGATTGTAATGCTGTGTTTGTTTTTCATCATCTTCCACAACACCATCGTTGTCCCAATCGTATTCAACTCCGTCTTGTAGCACAAGATCAAATTCTTCTCTGAATCTTGCTTTGTAAAAATCTATCATCATTCTGAATCTGTCCGGATCAGGCATATGCTGTGTGAGTTGTGGTAATATGTAGTATGCTAGACAATGAAACACTGCTGTTCTTTTGAATTGACTGTCAGTTAATTTGGTTGTGTCCATTTCTAAACCTGTGGAAGCAAAATAACGACCAATATCTTTGGCTCTTCTCACACGAGGCCACCATTCAATTCTCAAATGTCTTTGTATGTCAGCAGTGGTTTTAGAGTGATAATCACTAAAGTCTATCACACCAAATTCTTTTATAGTTGGCTCATATTCTAAAATATCAGCATCAGTAGTGTAGTTCGCCATCGTGTCTCCTTGTTAATATAGTGGGGGTCGCCCCCCACTATAAATGATGTTATTATAAACTTGTGATATAGTTTAATTCAGCACCGTATGTTTCTTCTAACATAGCAACACCGAAAGTTCCTACACCAACAAGCTCAGTAGCTCTTGCTGAAGCATCTCTTTGAGTTTCAATTTTAATGTCTTCACCAATTGCTAAACCGATAGCATCTCTGTGGAACACAGCACCTTTAGACACACCACCTGCTGATGTGATAGCCGCTGATTCGTATACAGGAACACCTGCTAGTCTGCCGATGAAACCATTTCTCATTGCTTCATTACCAACCATACCGTTTGGATCAGCAAAAGTTGATGTGATTGTTGATTTAACATCGTGAGCCACAAGTGGGTGAACCACACATACTAAACCTGCTGGATCAACTGATTTAGTTCTTAATTTCGCAACTGCTTCAAAAATGTCAGCTGGTGCTAAATTGCCAGCACCATTTCCTAATTCTGTAGTTGTGAAGTTGTCAAACTCATCTGCCACAGTTTGGTCTAATTTAAGTGCGATTGCTTCACCAAATAGTCTACCAATGTCTGATACCACATTTGATTCTGAGTAGTTCACTGATAAGTCAGAAACATTAGTCATTAAACCAATTTCAGATAATGTGATGTTAGCAACATTAGTTGATACTGCTGATGCTGTTAGGTCATCTGCTTCTGTTAAAGCCGCCGCTGTTTGTTTTGGATAAATTGGAACTTGTAGAACTTTACCTGAGTTTCTTGGAACAGAAAAGTTTCTTACAAGGCCTCTTAGTAGCGATTTTTCATTTGCAATGAACATCGCTTCTTGAACGATCGGTGATAACAGATCATTCAATGTAGTAGTAGTTGAAGTAATTTCTCCAGCCATTTTATTTTCTCCTTGTTAAAAATTATGACATACCTTTTTGCTTACGATATTCGGCATATTTTGCCCTATCGTCTGCTCGAGACATATCTAGTTTAGTTATATCAAACTTTTCACTGCTCCCTACATCACCTACCTTGCTTGAAGCACCTGAACCTGCTGGTGTTGCCGCCACAAAGTGTGGGTTAGTAGTTAAAAATTCGCCGACAAGTTCTGATATAGTTAGGTGTTCACCTTTGTCATTGTATCTCACTTGTCCTGTTTTAGGATCAACAATTTCAACATCTCCTGCTTCATTCATCTTTACTTGGTCGTTAAGTAATTGACTAACTTGGCCTGGATTTACGGCCTTGTATTTGGAAGCAGTATCTAGTAGAGAACCATCAACTTTGATAGTCTTTACTTGATTCATCAATTGGTTAATTTGTTCATCTTTCTTAGACACTGTGTCTTTCAAAATCTGTTCAAACTCACCTTTGGCTTTCAGTTTGTCTTGTTTTTCCTTTTCAGCCTTTGCGGACAATTCGTTGTAGTATTCTGGGTCAATCCCTTCATATCTTTTTTCAAACTTTCTTCGCTCTCTAGCGATTCTGTCTGCTACCACTTTGTCCAAGTCAGCCTGTGTAAAAGTCTTCTCCTCAATAGATGATTCTGTGTTATCCACAGCATCAGTTTGAGCTTGAGTTGGCTCAGTGTTTTTCATTTCCGTTTCACTCATCGTATTCTCCTTTTTTATAGTTCATAAGTTTAACTATCCGATCACATTGTGATCGTTTTTATTATTTATGTGGTTCCTTATACTCTGTAAAAGAGCATAATCTTGTTGTATCAGCACTGGAACCGGTGTGCTGTGTTGACCAAACTTGGGGTGTGAATATAACCACTCTTCGTCTGGTCTTTTTTCATTAAAGAGATTCATCATCTTCTTTAACTGTCTGGCACTGGCTGTGGGGTGTCGATAAACACGGGCCACATATGTATCAAGTGCCAAAATATCTCCTGTCCAATCAACTATGTGTATCTGTTGTTTGGACCAGTATGCCTTTGACCAAGGACACACTGATTTGATGGAAGCAAAGTATTCGGTCCAATTAACCTCTTCGACCGCCTTTTTTACCGCCTCTTTTTCCACCTTTTTTCTTTTTCTTTTTATTCATTGCCATTGTTGTTCTCCTCTGTGTTGCTGTCTAACAGTGCCTGTTTGGCTGATGTTATGTCAGCTTGTGATATTTCAGAATGTTTGTCTAACATCTGTTGATCAGTTAGACCGTCCATAATCATTTGTTGTATATGTTGTTGTCTATTCTCTGGTGTTGTTGGTGCCATAGGCTCAGTTGTTGTTTGCCCGTTGATCACTCTTTCCAACACATCTTCATCAGTGATCAGTGTTTTGGCCAACATAATATCAATCTCTTTCAACAGTTCTGGATTGCTTGGTTGTGATTCTTTGGCTTGTTTTAATAGAGTGATTGTGTTTTCTCTATCGTGTATGTTGAAGTTGTCTGGATAATCCACTACACCATCCCATACTCGGTTCTGCCAACGAGCCCACAATCTCCATATTTGTTCTTCAGCAAGTTCCAATAGGTCTGCTTTTTGTGAAAGTCTAGCATTTAACAATTGAAATTCAGTTTGCAGTGCCACTCCACTCATTGTTCTTGCTGTGCTTGATCTTACCCCACCCATATTGGCCATTCTGTTTATGCTGTCCACTTTCTCGTGTATGCTGGATATTATCTGTGTAATACCCGAACCTGACGGTTCTAGCAAGAATGGTTTTAGGTTGGGGTCCAAGTCATCCGGCAAGTCTATGATAGCACCTGCTCCTGCCCCTGCTGAGGTTGTGCTAGTCTTAACAAGACTTGGGTGATTGGAAATTCTGATGAGTTGTTCTAACTCACTCAATTCGTTGTATATGCCTCTTTGAACATCTGCTATGTCTGATATGTCTGAAATACCTAGGCCTCTGCTTGTGCTTCTACCAGCATAAACTGGAATACAAGGCACAACACCCAAAGGGTTTGCAAACACTTCTACTATTTGTGCAGGTTTTTCTGCTTGTGTTTTTTGATAAACTGTGGTTTCAGTTTTTGTTATTGTTCTATAATATACACCTGAATCATCAGCACCGTCTAGCATTGTGATAGCAGTTAATTCATATACACCGTTTGATTTTCTTTCGTATGACCAGTCAATCACATTTTCTGGTGTGATCATTGACACATAAGGTCTTATTTCTTGTTGTAATTCTTCCGCTCTTGTGCCTACCTGTGTTGCAGGTTTGTCTACCAAGACCCAAATGTGACCATATATCGAACTGTATGTGCTACAGTCTCTCATAAAAGCATCAAATGTTCTACCGTCTAGATCACAGTCCGCTAGGAAACTGTCTAAACTTGGATCATTGACCACTTGTGAGCCATAGTCTCTTTTGGGTGGTGTTCTAAATAAAAATGAGTTGTAAGTTTCTACCACTGACTTACAGTGGTTGTCTAAAGGTGTGTTTCTTAATCTGCCATCGTAGTCTTCATTGCTTTCCATAACATACTTGACCAGGTATCTGCCCTGTCTGTAGTTGTTTCCGCCGTTATATGAGTCTGAAAAATACTGCCATCTGGCTATGTTTCTTTTCCATTCTGGATGGACTTTCACACCGTAATATTCTATTCGATAATCTACATCGAAAGCATCGTTGAGTATTGCCATTAGTTAATCCTTAAGTTGTCCATACTGACCAAGTTTGTTGCTTGTTGTTATTTATACTTGTTCTTCTAACAGGATACAGGTATTCAATTAAATATCCCACTGCATCTGCCATATGCTCCAAGCCGTCTTGAGCTGGTTGGCTGGTGCCTTCTTTGTAAATCTGTCTTGATAAACTTTTAATCACATTCTTGCAATTGGGAGTGATTCGCAATCTCACTTGATTGTTGGCACTCTTCAACACACTGTTGACTGCATTAATTCTGTCTCTCACAGCAGGGTTTTGTGGTCTTGTTTTACATTCAAAGCCGGCATTTTGTAAAATACTTAAATCTGTTCTGCCTCCGGCTGATGTTTTTCTCTGTCTAGAGGCTGAATCTGGATACACTATGACCCGTTTATCTGGGTATTTCAACTGTATCTCCCGAACCATTTCATCTGTGTTTGAACCGTATATCACTATTTCATCAAATACAGTGACACCTTGTTCGGTTCTCTGTGCCACACAGGCACTCATTGGGCTTATGTTAAAGTCCATTCCTATCAATATGGTGTTGTGTGGTTCAATGGCTTGGTGTTCTATGTTGTGTGGTCCATAGTTGTAATACACTTGACCTGCATATGTTTCAAATGAAGCTTCATACTCTTGTCTAAACACACGACTGTCTAGATCATTTCTAGCTTGTTCTATTTCTTCAGGCGGCACTTGACCACCATCCAGTGTGGTGTATTGAAATGATTGCCAATTGTGAGGATCCACTGTGCTCTGTTGATATAGATCATATGCCCAGTTGCCTATGCCTTTGGGTGTTCCGCAGAACAAAGCACCTCCGCCTGTGTCTGACAAAGTGGGTCTCAACACTTCAGTCCAGGCTTTGACATTTATGTCCGCAAACTCGTCCAACACTATAAAGTCTAGTCCCACACCTCTAAGTGATTGTTCATTGTCTGCACCTTTGAGACTTATTTGACTGCCGTTCACTAACCATATGTTCATTTCGCTTTCATTGATTTTACGACACCAGTTTAAACTTTGCAACCTTTTTTTCAATTGATCCCACACAATTTGTTTGCTCATTCTATAGCTGGGGCTTACATACCATACTTTCTGTCTCTTATACACATCTGACGCTGCCGACGATCTACTCTGTGTAGATCTCGGTGGTCGCCGTATC